ACTGGGCGACATCCGCGTACTTCAAATTGTACGCATCGATATACCCTTGTGCCTGTTCGGGCGTACAGGGAATACCACGTCGTTGAATCTCTCGAGCAACCGCGCGGGCTCCTCTTGAGTACGGAATACCGAACGTTAACGATTTTGCCGCCACGCGGAGCCCCTGGAAGAGCTCTTCTACCTCATCCACACTGCAGGGTGCTCCAATCAGGTCAACAGCATTCTGAGAGTGAATGTTACCCTTCGAATCTTCCAGCAGCTGCTTATCGCCGGAAAGATGCGCCAGTGTAACAACCTCAGCCGACTTGTAGTCAGCCTCAATTAGCACACATCCCTCTGGAGCAATAAAGCAAGAGCGCATCGTTGGAGCGTCAGGACCCATGATCTTCGCGAGATCATCTTCCTTCGCCTTCGTGATGTTCTGCAGGTTGGGGTTAAACGAACGATACCTACCCGTCTCTGCCAGCTGGCTGAGGTTTGTACGTATGCGGCCATCGGGGTCAATCGCTCCGATCAAGCCTCGGTCGTACTCTCCGTTCTCGTTGGGACCCTGTAGAAAGTTCTTTGTTACCTGATCCACCATGCGAATGTCACGAACCAGCTCAGCGATAGGCGACTCCGCTGCAAGGATGCTGAGTGACTCGCTATCCGTTGAAGGCTGGGGCTGCGTCATTATCTCCCTAGCCTCAAATCTTTTGACGGCGATCGCCCACTCCATGTTATGCGTAGCAGCCGTACTCTTAACCGGCTGGAGACCAAGCCCTCTAGGAGGCTCCATAAAGAGAAGTTGCTGTACCTGTTTGGGTGACCTGAAGTTGAAGTTAGGATCACCTACCGCCTGGCACAGTTCAATCTGGAGTTCACCCTTACGCTTCTCGTAAATATCCCGCATCAACAACAGTCGTTCGCGATCAACAGCGATACCATTCATCTCCATATCGAGGAGGGGATACGTCGCGCGCATTACCACGTTGTAGAAGAGGTCCTTTAGAAGCGGCGCGTGCTCGATAGCCGAGTGAAATAGCTCGTAGAGCCTTCGGGTAGCGTCAGCGTCAGCTGCGGCATAAGGATGAAGAAGGTCATCGGGGATATCTCGATAACCTTCCGCTTTGAGGTCTTTGCTCGACTTGTTCTCTGCAACCCACAGCCGGAGCTTCAGGTCATAACGACCTAACGTCGTATGCCGGACCGAACATGCCTCCAGGCTGTGGTCGTGTGACTCCCTCAGTAGGTGACTAGCCAAAATGGTGTCGAAGCAAACCTTTGACACCACGTCCAGCCCAAAGTCGTAAAGCCAAGGGAGGTCAGCACGGATGTAGTGTCCTACAATGCCTACACCTTCTTGATCAAACATACGTCGTATACGGTCAGACACTTGAAGCGCATTGGAACTCAGTACCTCTCGCCCATACTGGTCCCGCAAGATGATAACAGCCGATTCCCGTGGACGCGCTGAAATCTGGATAGAGCGTAAGTACCCGCTAGGATCCCATATGCTCTGGCCAGCCCACTCGCAGTCTACAGCAAAAATGCGATCACCACGTTTCTCGCACACAGAGCAAAAGGTGTCGACCTTCTCTACCGTGTCTAGATAGTAGTAGTTCAGCTTTTCTATCTCGTCTTGAGTCTTTGATGCGCCGCCAATCAACGCGCAGAAGTTACGAATGTCAGAGGTAAACCCGGCGGCAAGATCCGGATCTCTAAGCAACTGTGTCGGGCTGACTGTGGCTAACACCTTGGCGCCGTTCCAGTCCACTACAGCACTACGATAGCGCTTGAGTGTCGCCTTCTTTCCGAATACAGCTTTGACAGCATCCGCACCCAGCAGCAGAATGTACTGAGGCTTAACCATTGCGATTTCCTGCATGAGGATGGGACGGTCAAAGTGCAAAAACGCTGCTGGAGCTGACTTCATGCTCTCAGGTAGCTGAAACTTCAAGACACCCGTAGCATACATGTACGAGCAGCTCATATCGCATTCCTCGAAAGCCTCCTTCAGCTTCTCTCCAGAAGGGCCAACAAAGAACTTACCCTCGGCGGTCTCGTCGCGACCTGGCATCTTACCGATGATCATTACCGCTGCCGGATGAGGTCCAGGCTTAGGTGCATCGATCAGATGTCCAGGCACGTGCGTCCTAACAGTTGTGTTGCCCGACTTGTCGTTGATGACAAGAGATATAGGCTCTACCATAAGGTGACGCATGTACACGTCGGGGGACAGGTTCAGATTCTCCGCCTGCAGTTTGAACTCCTCCGTAAAGGGATTCTCTTCCAGGATCTTTGGATCAAGTTCGATCTCGTGCCACTCAAGCATTGAAACCTGCCTCCTGTGCTTGGGACATAATGATCTTCCAGCTGTCCGACGTCGAGAAGTCTGCTGGATCTGTGTTCTCTGGATACATTACGCGATACTTCCCCTTACTAAACCGGCCATAGGGATCTTCCCAAGGATTGGCGTCTACGTACTTCGCTACGTACGACTTGTCCTCATAGACGTCTGGATCGAGTGCGATGATAAGTGTATCCCACGCCTCTTGCATCATTATACTGTGGGTGGCTGACACGTACTTACCCATTAACGCCACGGCGGGGGGTCCGAGTCGTATCACGGACGGAATACCCTCTACGAGCACGCCAAACTTATACGACTTAGCTGCATCGTATCCGTAAAGCCACCAATGCACTGGATACCCGGGCATGGTGTAGTACTTCGGCACCTTCTTGTCCGCTGTATCGCCTACCATCCGAGCCTGCCAGCCAATGCACATGCCCTCACGATAGATGGGAAAGATGATACGATTCTCGACATAAACCGCCTTATAGTCAGGAGATTCTCCGCCCTTCCAGCAGTACTGAACAGCGTGGTACTGCCCTAGGTGATTAATATCGAACCCTCGACCTTCAAGGTACTGCACCGCCGGGTGAGACGCATCCAACGATGTAATGGGTACGCAAGCGCCGGGCAACTCTGCAGGTTTGAAGTCAACCTTCGCAGCCGCTGTTGCGGGTGGCACCCACAGCTTCTTGTTGCGCCTGTAGATATAGGCTTTGAGCTGGTCCTTCAGATCCGTGTAGACCTGTTTGCAATGCTCGTTGTAACAAACAGCAAGCCAACCTCCAAACTCGATCTCGCCATGCTGGTCGTCCTGCCACGTCGTGTTCCACCTGTGATTGATGTACAAACGAAAGCGACGGTCTTTACAGAACGGACAACACACGACATAGTACTCGCCGCCACCCCCAGGAGGGATGATGATACGATCTTTCCAGTCAAGAGACGGGTTTGCCAAGACATGATACCGAAGAGACTTACCTCCTCCAACAATACGAACCTCCCCAAATCGACGCACGAGTGAGGAGTATAGTCCTACGTTGAGCACTCCCATCGTGAGCCTCCTAGTTTGGGTCGTCTCCCATTTCTCGGGCAAACGAATCGTCGCCATCCATTGGGACAGCGTCTGCTTCGTCGATAAGCATGACCTTACCAGATCTCTCATCACGCTCACACTCGAGGTGACGATCGACAAAGCGGCTGAACTTACCTTGTAGCTCGATGAATCTGTGGGACGAACGCTGGTTTCTGACCTTTGACGCTGTAATAGTCGTCAAAGGGAACTCCGCCGGGTTGCTGAGGTCAATCGGGGAAAGCGCAAGACACGTCGACACCATCCATGCGAAGTTCTTAGCCTCCGCTGACGCTGTCCAGTGTGTCATCTTTCCCGACTTGGCCTTCGCGCCTGGGGTATCCACCTGATGCGTGATCCAGATGTTGTTGCCGTGCTTCGTAGCCACCTGACAGAGTCTGTCGATGGCAAGAGTCACCATAGCCCTAGCCTCGTCAACCTTGTGGCCCCCGCCAACAACCCAACGAAGCATCATGGGCCACAGCCAATCAACGATCACAAGCTCCGGTAGCCGCGTCTGCTTCTCCATTGTTTCGATGATCCCCTCAATCTCGTCGGGACCACCACAACCGGCACGATCACCAGAATCGGTTCTACCGCTCATGTCAATGACGTGAATGTAATCGCCGCAGATTTCCTGACACGCGGCCAGACGCGCAATGATAGCGGGGTCAATCTTATCTCTCGTCTTCTCAAACTCCCGGATATCCGTCTGCGTTGTACACGCGTAGATGCGGTCGTTGATGTCACCCTCTGCAGGAGACTCGTAGGTTAGCATCAAACAGTGTCGCTGATGCATTCCAAAAGCAACGAGCAGCTGGATAGCCAGCAACGTCTTACCGCCGCTAGACGGACCAAGTAGCCCGTAAACGGCGCCCGGCTTCATACCTCCACCCAGAAGGGCGTCGATGAAGACTACATTGCACGGGCGACGTGGAGACAGTCCGAACCTCTCGTTGCCCGCCTTCATAGGAGACAAGATCTCCGCACGCTGTACACGAGTCGTCGCGTAGTTCTGCGTCAACGCTGACACAAGCAACGGTAGGTCTACCCCTGAAGATACGTTCTGCCTGATATGATCAAGGACTCGACGTTCATCAAGGAACTTCTGCAAAAGATCCTTCCCATACGCGGGCACAAAGTTGTCAGGCTGTAAAAAACAGCTGTCGATAAATGCGTGAAGACTGGCTACTAGGCCGGGCATCTGATACTCCGGCTCCGTAGGCGCTACCACGTCCGCCTCAGTGTGAAGATACTGGGGGGTGATAAGCTCAGACTGACCCTTGTGAATGAAGTCCTGCATGATCGTCCACAGAAGCCGATAGTGGTACTCGTTGGGTCTGTTGAAGTCGTCAGGGGAAATACGTCCTATAGCTTCTGTACGCACTTCCTTACAACGAAGAAGATGCATCACGAGAAGGAGGACACTGCTTTGCGGTAGTCCTTGTTGAAATTCACTCACCCATAGCCTCCTTTTCAAACTCCCACATCGCCGCCCCGTAATCCGGCTCTCTTTTCAAAACTACCTTCGCATGCTCCGCGTAACACGCAGCAATGTCAGGGAGGTTCTCCATTTCAGCTATCCGATATCGAAGTACAACAGGGATGCGAAGACTATCGTCCATCAGCACTTCTTCTAGCCCACGGCCGATCTTCATCTGAACAGCAATAACATCAGCGCCAGCCCTGAGGAATATTCTACGCGTCAGCTTTTCGTTGTCTTTGTCACAACAAAACGACCGCCACGCAGTGTCACACAAAAACTGGTTTGGCCACAGCTGCCCAGATCTATTTCCGTAGAGCCGGTGCATGTAGCTCATGTAACTCCACGGGCTCTCCCCTGCTTTCAGAAGCAGAACCGCTAACCTGTGGAGCTTTGTGTCATACCGAGAACCCATGCGGCGAGCGCCGGGGCGCCATAGCTGCATCAGCTCCCGGTACGCATCTTTCAACTCACCAACGATATCCCACGCGTCGTCTAGGTCGTTGACGCTCACGTCCTCTGCTGGAGGTATTGGCCTTCCTGGCATGCTATGATCTCCCAACCTCTACGCTTGTATGAGCGAAGCCGATCCTGCGCACGTCGCCTGAAGTACGGGTCAAACTCGTCGCCAAAGTCCTCAAGAATCCCTCCTTGCTTACCATCAGCTATGCGAGACAAGCGGCCGGGGATCTGAATGTTACCGATCTCCCCGGAACCGGCGTCTCCTCGAATGAGTACCTGTAAACCTGTAAAGTCCACGCCCTGATTCCATACGGACGTAGCGATGACCTTCTTCAACTCGCCAGTTTCAAAGAGTTCCTGCATCTGCATACGATCATCCGCAGACAGCGGCTCGAAGTCAGGCGGAAGCATCCCGCGACTCACTAGAGCCTTTTTCGATTTGTCGTCAAGTGTCGCGTAACAAGCCTGGAACTCAGGAAGCTGCGCCCTGAGCGCAAAGGCATGCTGTACTGTCTCTACGATGATGAGCACCTGCGTGTCCTTATCGTAACGACGAGCAGCTTCGGCAATACGTCTGTTACGTACAACGTTGTACCATACGCCATGACGCAGCCTAGCTGTGCGAGTCTTCTGGTCAATTACCCCTCCTGACACGGAGTTGAAGTTGACATAAATCTGCGAGACGATACCCAGCTGTAACGCTCGCTGATAAGGCATGCTGTAGATGACAGGCCCGAAAAGCGACTCGATCACCGGCTCGGCCATATCCGACCGGCCTTCCGGTGAAGCTGTAAACCCAAACATGCGGGCATTACAAAACTTGCCGACCATCTTTGCTGTCTCTTCTGCAGCCGCCTTATGCACCTCGTCGAAGAGGAACAGGCGACACTTCTCAACATCCGTCTTCAACAACGACCGGGTAGTCGACACTGTCACGCGCCGAGGATCCTTAGACTTCCCGCTCACCACGCCTATCTGCGACTCCGGAAGGAAATGGTGGAGCTGACGATAATGACTGTTAAGGATAGACAACCCCGGAACACAAATGACGATGTTCACGTTGGGGTAGATGGCACAGATAAGCCGCATGAGGTGAGACTTACCGTACGCAGTAGGCGCTACAATCTGCCCGTGATCGTGGGAAATGACGGCGGCAATAGCCTCTGCCTGTCCGGGGCGTAGACCTGTCAGTCTCGACAGGTCATGCTTCATCGGCGGTAGGGTACGGAGGTCCTCGATAACGTAGGGGTAGTGAAACTTAGTCAGAAGCCCGCATATCTTCTCCGTCAGTCCCGCAGGACAAACGAGAGAACCTTGGGCGTCCAGCACGTAAAGCAAACGCGTCTCGGTTCGCTTCTTCTCGCCACCAGAGTCACTCGACTTAGAGAAGCGAGCCGTGTAATCAAAATCTTGAAACATGTGCGTGTACTGTAGCTCGGGTCCAAGCAATGGCTCAAGACTCGGCGTGACCTGAATCAGATTCCCCTGCCGACGAATCAGAATCGTTGGACTTTCCTCGAGCACGGGGTCTGACTTCAGAGACTCGGAATCGCCCATAGTCTTCTCTCCATCCGTAGGGTGAAATACCAAGGTACTTCCCGCCAATCGTCAAGATCTCCGTGAAGTCTTGAACAGATACGTCTGAGGGAAGCATGAAGTTAACGGCAACAACGGAGCCTGCGGTGAATGCCTCATGAATCTGCATCCCTATCTTGCCGCTGTTTCGAAAATGACGAGTGAAGCGTCGGACAGGGCCGTCAACAAGTGTGTCTACCTGAATGTCTTTGATGTGATCTTGACACCTCGTCGCCGCCTTTGCCCCATAGTCCAAAACGCCCCGCCACCACGTCTGCATGAAAACGACCTGCCCCTGTGAGTCGCGGGGCATTCGCACCACACCTGTTCGGTTCTTGCGCTGACGCACGTTACCCAGACAAGGTGTGATGAATTCCAGTTTGGCTACTACTTCAATCATAGTTCCATTTCCAAGTTTAGGGGGGTTGTCACTGTAACACCAAAGCCCATAGTTGTCAACGACAATATTGGCTCTGTGAGTAAAATAACCGAAGAACTACAACATGTAGGGTAGGTGCTCACACGAACACCTACCCCTGGTGTTACCCGAGTATGATGCAATTGTCGCACGTAGGCTTTAGGTTTTCCTCGTGCGTGATAACCAGCACCTGCCACGCCCCGGAAGCCGTCAGCTTCTTGGTCTTCTCGAGGATGTTAATGACATGACTGATGTTCCCGTCGTCCAACCAAACTGTCGGCTCGTCAAGCGCCAGCAGACCTAGCTGCGACGCAAAGAGGTCATTGACGGCAAAGCGGAACGCGATCGCAAGGACCACGCGCTCACCGCCAGACAGGCGCCCCGCGTCAGGCTGCCAGCCTCCAGGAAACGAACAGACGAACGAAAGATCCTGCTGAAGCGCACAGCTGAACGGAGCCTCGAAGAGCTGGAGATACTTGAAGAGACGGCTGTTGAGCGCGTCTCGGAACGACTGAGCCACAGCGTTCGGCAAGTGGTCACGATGAAGCACCACGCGTGAACGTGTGAGCAGATCATGATACGCACGCTTGGACTGAGACTCAGCCTCCTTCCTTCGCATATCTCCCAGCTTGGTCATCTGAGACCGCTGCTGCTGCGTCAACGCCTCGATTTTACCATGTGACTCGCCAACAATACGATGAAGCTCATCAGCACGGTAGAGGGCAGCGCGTACGCTCTCGTAAACAGCATCGTCCATCACCTTCAGTTGAAGTTCGCTGATGTGCTTGTTCTTCTCTTCCAGCAGTACGATAGACGTCTTCAACGACGCCGCACGATCGCGAGAGGTATTAAGTAGCCTGCGGTGCCTCACGAGATCCTCATCGAGAAGCTGGTAGCGCTGCAGTGAGTCAGTAACGGCGTTCATTTGCACGTCAGATACGGGCTGTACATCTCCGACAGCCTGTAGTTGCTCTTTTACCTGCGCACAGCGAGAGGTGTAATTGCGTGCCCACTCGCTGTACTCTGCGGACGCTTGATCGTACGCGCGCCATTCCCGCTCGATGTCGCGGGCCTTCGGCTGGCAATCCGCGTACTCTGCAGCGGCAACGTCCAGGGCCAGCTGGGCCTCAGCAACCCTATCCGGAGCGTTGTCTACAACAGACGTACAAAACGCACAACGCCCATCACCGGCAATAGCCTCGATGAACCGGGTGCGAATCGCCATCTCCGTTGACAGCTCCTGAACGCGATTGTTGATCTCGATAATCGTATCACGAGAGGTAATCGGGGGTGTAGGCAAGTCACGCCTATCCGCCGAGAGACTCTTTGCCTCCGCAACCAGACGCTCCAACTCTTGACGCTTCTGACGCTGTATACACAAGGCCTGATAACGCTGCTGAAGCTGGGGTAGGTCCTTTGCGATGATGTCGCGCTTGGCCTCTATACCCGCTACAGCGTCCTCTGCCGTCTTCGTAAGGCCTTCGGATATAGCACGATCCGCGCGCGCCTGTACGAGCTCCATGTTCAACGTAGCCGACTTCTTTAGTTCAAGGTCGGCATTGCTGTGTGCAGCCATCCTGTTACGAAGTACAGGTTCATCGATCGTCTCCAGCTCCTTCACCGCATCTTCTCTGGCCTTCTCTGCAGACGCCAGGTCGATAGAGACAACTTCCTTGAGTTCCTTCTCAATCTCATCGATGCGTTCGCCGTAAGATACGATTGATACGCGCGACAGCTCTCCGTGTAGAAGCTCTCGGATCTCTTCCGACCTGTAGGTACGGAACAGTCGCTGGAAGGCGACGTTACGTTCAGACGGCCGCTCAAAGATCACGCTGTCGAGCTGTTCCTGATGGACGAAGATCGTGCGCCCAAGAAGATCCTTGGTAACACCAAGTATGGGCCAGAGGTGTGTGTTGACCTCGCTGGCACTCCCATAACGCTGGTCGCCCAACTTGAGAACGCAGGAGGATGTCCGTAGCTGCCGCCGGATGGACCCAACTTCACCGTTGACCTCAAACTCTACCTCGACAAAGCCCTTGTCCTGACCGTGCAAGATATCGTCCTGCTTAGAGCCAACGTTAGGCGTCTCGCCGGTGAAGGCAAAATAGATTGCCCGCAACAGGTTGGACTTACCACAGCCGTTCGGCCCAAAGATGCCGTTGACACCAGGTGTGAACGCAACGGTAAGATCCGGATGCTGGCAGAAGTTGTGTAGCTTTGCTGTAAGCAGTCTCATTCAGGGATCCTCTCCTTGATATCTTCAAGCGACCCAAAAACCTTTATAGTGTCTTCAGGGCCAAAGTATACGACGCTGAGCTGCGGGGTATCTATGGTGATACACTGAACCAGATCCAGATTGACGAGAACGTCCGAGTAGGTCCCTGCGCCTTCCATCCGCATGCTTATAAATCTCATGGTTGAATTCCTTTCTCCGTGGGTTAAGTCTTTCGTTTTACCAACTTGATCGCAAGAGACTCCCCTTTCCATCTGACCGCACACGTTTCAGATATAACGTACCAGCTTGAGTCAACACCAGCGCCGTGGTTAACGCCCAAACAGGAACACTCGCAATGAACGCCATGTGCACGCATACACGCAGGCGCGCACACCTCCCGCATGTTGTACGGGGAGATGACGTAAACCTGTTCATATCTCATCAGTATCTGCCTAATGAGCCTATCAAACCACCCGTGTGGAACAGACCAGTAGCTGTGTTTTACGTTAGAAACCCACTCGGGCTCCTTGTGCCTACTCGAAGGCTTCATCCAGCCACGGTTTCCCTTAGCGAAGGGCAGCCGAACTTTCAGATGCCCTTTTCGAGGACGGTGAACCACGGCTATGCGCGACTGTGTCCAAATCCTTTCGAGATATCTACCGCCAACATCCGGAACCATAGCCGAATTCCTTTCTCTTTCCACTATTCCGCCCTCTTCAGCTCAGCCTCCAACGCCATAATCGAATCGTCGATCCAACCAAGTGCCATCTCACGCGTCGGCGTGTTCAGGTTGCGCGTGAAAACAGCGCAGTCGTAGAAACACCCACTGTTAAAGCGTTTGTTCCTGTTTAGAGGACACTGGTTCATGGTACGAAGCGGAGCAACCCGGCCTTTCTGGATGAATTCATACGGCCACGTGTGATCCTTTGGATCTGGCCACAGCTCCGCGAGGTTACTACAAAGGCCCCAAGCACATTCTGTATACTTGTCGCCTACTTGAACGCTGTCGCAAGAATCCAACTCTCGAGTCGTCACGATTGTACGTAGGCGGTGCAAGGCAAGTAACAGACGTTCTCGCGGTAACACCCGCAGCACGTTCACCTGAATGTCCGGGTGAGCCCCGGTTCGTGTAATAAAGTCGTACCTCTCGTTACGACCCTCACGGCAGGTGTCTGACTGCAACGCGTTACTAAGGCCATACCTCTTGCGGATATGGTGAACCTGTTCTGATTTCACGTTAAACTTGTAGACGCCATCGGGAAGCGGGTCAAACTCAAACCAAGCTGACTGTTTGACAAGAAAGAGCGCCAAATCTGCAGCACTCTCATCGTCGTGAGCAAGTACGTAATTAGCATGAAGCCCATCCGCCATGGCATATACACTTTCGAGTGTAATCTTCAATCGAGTACCACTCCAAGTAGCTCCCGCTGTGCGGCTAGCACGGAACGCACTTCTTCAGTGTCCCGTGTGCGTAGCAGTCGAGATAGGAAGAGATGTAGTTCGGCCTCGTCAGCCTTGCTTACAAGCTCGTCAAGGCACTTCTCCAGCGATACGTCCTCTGGTGCTATGTTGGTGATCACAACGCCCTCAGAGATAAGCTCTGGACGTACAGGGACGAACCAGCGCTCACAACCTCTGTCGTCACACGCGGCGCCCAGCTTCTCTACAGCTTCTGGTACATCCGACTGAAATATGACAACACAGTACGGCCGAGCAACCTCATCAGGGAAAGTCTTGAGTGTCTCCCTCGGGTCTGGAAGTTCCCGGATAATGGTACACGTTGCAGCAAGCGTCTCGGAGTTGACGACGGTGCCACTGTAGAAGGGGCGAGACTTGAGGTGTACCAGCGATGTTTCTTGTGACGTAAACAGGATGACTGACTTCTCGGGCGGCTCATCAATCGCCTGCATATTTGTTGTACCGGTGTACTGAAACGTCCGACCGTCAAGCGTGAAGACATAGGGCGTATGAATGTCGCCCAAGAAGACACGCTTGATATTTGGAGGTATCTGTGTAGTTTCAAAGTCCCACACGGAGTCTCCGGCCGCGTTCTCGAAGGGAAGAGCTTGCTTGAGGGCTTGATGTAGACAGAGTACCTCAGCGTTCTCAGGTACCTTCTTGAGTTCCTCGTCCAGTGTCGCTGGATCCCGGTAGTCGAGGAAGTAAAAGGGGATACCATCAAAGGAGATGAGCTTCTTGTCTACGTGCTTGATATTCGAGTGCATCGTAACCCAGGGGGGTTCGGTTTGGTCGTGTTGACCCTGAATCGCGTAGACCTCAATACCCTTCTCGGCCAGTCTCTCTACTTGAGCCTGAAACTCAATGACTGTTCGACTATCCAGTTTCTTCGCGTCGAAGAGGTCCCCAAGAATAATCAGGGGTTCTGACAAATTTATACATGAATCGACTACTTGCTCGAAAGCGTAGTAGCTGTCACCTCTTAAAGCTGGGTGACGTGACCACGTATACAAAGACATATGAACGTCACCTGTGATGATTGGCAAAAATGTTCCTCCTGAGTCTGTTGTTTTGGAGTATGTGTAAACATCTACAACGTAGATGTTATGCACAACAGTCACTCTGTTGTGCATAACACTACTTACAGTAGTGTTTCCACACCTACGTTTATCTTCTTTTTGTGAAGGATCGTATAAGTTCTTAAGTCTTGAAGGTTCTCAATCATCATCGCTGTTCTCTTGGCCGTGAGATTGTCGCCTAAAAGAATTTCGATGTTTGCGTTGATCTTCTGACCTGGGTGTTTTACTCGGACGTATTCACGTGTGAGCTTAAACTGATTCCCGCCAGAGGTGAATGTAGTCTCCGTTAAGTCGTCAGGATGCTCACAAATATCCGAAATAGCCCGTATTTTTGCACACCAGATGTCTTCAAACGGCATCGGGAAGAACTGAAATAGCATCGGTGTGCGCATCAGTGCCCCAAAACGTCGTGCAGCAGAGGCGCGCACTACTCGAAGATCAGATCGACTTGGCGTATGTTTCTTGAAGTAGACGTCTGAAGACAGAAAGAGTCGTTTACCATCAGCTCCCGGAGACACATGCTTCGAGAACTTGCGTATCGCACGCACATTACAAAATGGGCAAAGTCTTGACATACACGGACGTATATGCCTGTCCCTGTCATGAGGTACAATTATAGGGTCTGGAGGCGGGCAGTTGAACATGCGCCATGTTTTCTCGGGCGGCAGCAGGGTCAAATCATGCATCGGACCCACCACCGATCTCCACTTACACACGGCACAGAGTATGCCTTTTGCGTAGAGCTCCGATGAACGTTTAAGCCCCCTAAAATTGACCTTATACAGGTATGGGGAGTCCTCGAACGCCCCCATGAGATCCTCCATATTCGGCTTGATCATTGTATTCCACAGCTGCCAGCGATCCGGCGTCATATAGAACAGCTTCTTGATCTTCCACCGAATAGGGTTCATTGTTCCGACATTTCGGGCAATTGGTCTCCCTCCTTAATGAGGCCAAGCTCTTCAGCCAGAAAGTTGATTGTACCAACTGGCGGAACACTGGCTCGACCCCAAGGAGAGGATACCACATGGATCTGACAGGGGTGCTTATACAGTCGTGCAGTAACAAGTTCGGCTACTGCCACCCACTCCATCGATTCGAGGTTCATCTGGACTGTAGCTAGGATCTGATCCGTATCCGGCAGACCGTTGTAGTACCAGATAGTACCGCGAAGTACGTCGCCGTCGTAATTACACCGAAGCTCTGCGTCGTCGTCGTTAGTGACGCGTTGCATAAGTGCCTGCACTAGCTCGTGTCCGTTCTTAAGGTCACCTGAATGCTTCAGGAACGTTAAGCTCGCAGTTGGCAATATTCTCGTCATGATCCACATCCAATGTTGTGATCTCGCCCCACCCGCAGATCTGCTTACGGAAGTTATCCGTCGACATACCGCTGGAGGTCAAAACCCACAGCGTGTCGATCGGCTGTTCCTCCATGGCCTCTCCAGCTCCATCTGTAAAATAGACAACAAAGTCAGGGGGTGGAAAAAGCTCTGGGATTTTCTCAAATGCTGGAATGAAGTTGGTGCCCCCACGACCAGCAAACCGTTCTATTTTCATGCGACGCTGATAGGTCTCAACCTTCGCTACCCCTGCGTCGACGTGCATGACGTACACCATCGCGCCACGCTCCGCTATACCTCGTACCTCTGGCTCCACACACCGAAGCTCTCTCGCGCCCATAGAGCCGCTTGTGTCGATTACAAAGAGTACTACCAGCCCACGCTTGCGAATGCGACCAAAGTGCTGTGGTGACCTTCTGGAGGGCCTACGTTTGCTTGGTACAGACTCCTTCCTGGTGTGATGACCCTCGCGGCGCCGAAGATGGCTCTGCCAGGGTACCACGGGGTTCCGAATAAGCGACTTAATGTACTCTTCTGCGTCTGCAGACTGAAACCCGCGTCCCACCTGCTCTGCGTCCGTCTTTTCGAGTACTAGTCGGACAACACTTATGATCGCCGCGTCACGTACGGCAGAGGGTACAGGCGTACCTCCTTTACCTTCTCCGTTCTCCTCATCGCCCTCCATAATGATTTCTAGCTCATATCCTTCACCATTCTTGGAGAGTTTAGCCTTAATCTTCTCCTTGACACGGTCCACTTGGCTACTCAGCAGCTTGCAATACTGCTCTGTCGTCAGGTTGGGATCAAATCCAAAGACATCCGCCGTTATTGGGTTGAAGTTTGGTGTTTTAATTGCCTCAACGTCAACAAACTGGTTGACGACGATGTCGGCGGCATAGCCCTCGATCTCTTTGCCGTACTTCTTAGCAAGGACGGTGCCACGTGTGCCAACGTGTCCTTGGATGAAATGCAGAACCTCATGCTTCAAGACCTCTCTGAAAGGGTCTATGGCAAGTAAGCCCCACGCCTCTAGCAGGGGGAAGCAGAGCCACATAACAAGGGTCCCGTCTCGACAAACACCTATAGCTGCCGGTGATGGCCTAGACGGGACGTCTTCTGCCCGTATCTCAATGTGATGAAGAAATAGCCCGTAGCCAATATCACCATGGTCCTTGTGGCTCTTACCACGCAGGAGGGTGTAGATAGCTTTGCTAACGAGGGTCTGTTCTTCTGGTAGGAGCGGGCGACTACCCGACGGCTGCTTCTTGTTTTGTACGTTGCTGACGGTTGACCCACTCATCGTATTCTCCTGATGCTGTAATCATCTTTTCATGAAGGGCGTCCCTATCTACGGCGAGTGATTCCAGCATGTCATTTTGGATGGGTCCGCTGGAGATGGAGTTCATGAGGTCATCAGCCATATCCATATGGGTATCGATGATGGTCTCCATGAAGTCAAAAACGTAGCCGATGGCTGTCTTGTTGATCGTACGTCTCAGATCCTCGATGGCCACCTTTCTCGATAGGATGGCTCGAAGCTCGAAGTTTGTGGCGCCAATCAGCGCAGTCTGTCCTCTTTTAGTCCACTTCTTGATCCTTCTTATGTGAACTCGGTGTTCACTGGCGTTTGCGCCCAGAAACTGTTCAGAGGAGATAGGGTAAGCGTCCGGGTCATTCCCCTTGGCGAGGAACGCGTTGAAAGAACTTGCGACGGCCGAGCTGACGTTGATCTCAAACATCTTGGTAATAAGACCCTGATCAAGTCCAGCCTGATGCCACTTGCTGAACGAGTGTCCAAGGTTCGCCCATGCTCGCGAGTCCGTCGCGCCGATGAGAGCTTGGTTCAGATAGAGAAACTGGAACAGTATTGTAGGCAGGGTGTTATTCTGTCTCCAATACGTAAGCTTCTCTTCAGCGGTAGGCTCAACGGGTAGGATGATGAAGCGAGACATCAGCGCCTCGTCCACAGCCTTGACTGTGATGTACTCGGCCGTCTCGGGGTTTGTTGCTGCGACCTGTACCCATCCAGCGTGCATCTCAAGTTCGCCAAGTCTGCCGCTGATGATCGCGCGCAGCTGGTCTTGGTGTTCAATGCTGCCGGAGAATACCTCGTCGTGAAAGATGCACCCACGTCCAGATCTTGATTTAGGTATACGGCTAAACCCTGGGATACCTTCGGAAGACCTGTGTACTGTGCCCCTAACTATGTCCGTACCGCCGTCTGCGTTTGTGACTTCTTGGTTTATGATTTCCTGAAGCCCGACGTTATCTTCAAAGACCGTTGCGCCGACATGCCAGGGTCCAAACTCAGCGCCAGCTGCCTCACAAGACTCTTCCACAACTCGGCTCTTGCCCACCCCGTGGCTGCCGAGAAGCAGTATGACTTTTGCAAGGTCGGGGTGGTGGTCGTCAATTCCTTGTGCCTCCAGGAGTTCCGCTACCAGGATCTTCTGGATTTCCTCCAGGCTGAACCGGGTCGCGCTCTCCCATGCCTGCGTCAGTTTGCTCTTGGCCATCGGTACCCTTTTCGAACTGAGGTGGCTGTTGCTGTTGCTTAAACATTGTTTCGCCGCGTTGGCAGAATCCTGTATGAAACTCAGCGATTTTGCCGGATACTGCAATCACGTCCAACGGCGAGAGTCTTTGAGGCTGGATGATCCATGCACCGGAGGGCGGTATAATCGCCCCGGGCATTGAAGGAACTGCCCAGTCAACAATAAGCGCTACAGATCTGATGGCGGGTTGCGTATCGAGTACACCTTTAACCACCAGCCGGAGTTGGGTCATGACCGCAGTGTAGGGGTTAACCTCCTCTGCTTGAGGTTCGTCTGTAGGTTTCGCGATGTGCAGGATAGGTGGTTCAGTCACGTTAATTCCTTTCTTCATCCGGAGAGGGACTGGGCTTTAGCGAAGATATAGATACCCACTAGGCCAGCCACTACAGCCGTGATGCTTCCGTGATATATACCGACGCCGATGACGCCAAGGCATCCAAAGATTGCCCCTACTGTAAACGCCTCATTCAAGTCTTACTCTCTCCTCGCTTTCCACGGTGATGGTTCTGTTCTCGACGGTATCTGGCTCAAATGCTGAGAGGTTCACTTGCACTGGTCTTTGATGGGAGTGGAGGAAGTTCATCGCGTAGGTTGGGCGGTTTTGCCGAGGATCTACACGGCCCATCCTTTCCATGAACGACCGGGATGATTTCGTTTTCACTGGTTTAGCTCCTAAGTATGTCGTTGACTCAGCAGTAGAGCTGCTTGTACAATAAACAACAATGGTTCCAGCTTACAACCGGAACACGGCGCCGATGATTTCAAAGGCGGCTTTGACAAGTCCTTCCAACACTGCGGCAATCGCGGTGAAAGGATCGATAGGAGACGACATAGATGTCCTCCCTGCTTGAAGAGACCCAAAAAGCCATTGGCTCTTGGGTCCGTGGCGAAAAAGAATATCGTCCACCTGTGGAAGATGTTCTCAACGCATTTGCCGAGCATCAAAAAACTCGACCCGTTAGGACTCTGCTACCCATTCTACCACTTCTGTCGTTAAAGGGTGAGCCCTATACGCTGATGGATCACTTCCCGATGGAGCCGATGTTTAATCTGGATGTCCCACAGCAGCTGCTGCTGAAGTGTGGGCGCCAGATCTCGAAGTCGACTAGTCTGGCAGCACAGAACGTGCTCCAGTCATTGACCTTCCCGTACTTCCAGACGATGTTCGTAGCTCCTCGCTACGAGCAGATTCGAAAGTTCTCGGGCAACTACGTACGTCCGTTCATTGAGCACTCACCCATCGCAAAGCTGATGATGAATAGTGGCTGCGAGAACTCTGTGTTGCAGAAAACGATGAAGAATGGCGCGAGGATGTTCTTTACCTTCGCGCTGCTTGACGTTGACCGTGCTCGCGGCATCTCAGCCGATAAGGCGGTCTATGATGAGGTGCAAGACTTAGATTACGACTTCATTCCTATCCTCCGTTCTTGTCTTGACGCGTCCAAATGGTCACTTCAACAGTACAGCGGAACACCAAAGACACTCGACAACACCATCCAAGCACTATGGGAAGACTGCTCCCAAGCTGAATGGGCTATCAAATGCTCTTGCGGTAAAATCAACATCCCCGCCGCCGACCACGACATCCTGAAGATGATCGGTAAGAAAGGGATCATTTGTGCAAAGTGTGGTAAGCTCGTCAACCCGCGCTACGGCCAATGGTGGCACCGTTTCCCCGATCGGCGCTGGCTCTTTGCTGGGTACCACGTCCCTCAGATCATTATGCCCATGCATTACGACGCCGAAGCTAAGTGGCAAAAGATCGTGTCAGCCATGAACGGGTTTCAGACAACACAGGCCGCGTTCACGAATGAGATCCTTGGCGAGAGCTGCGACGTTGGCGTTAAGCTGATCACGCTAACCGACTTGCAGAACGCGTGTTCCCTCGGGTGGAAGAATGATCGCAGGGAAGCACTCAGCCACGTCAAGGAATACACCATGCGTGTGATGGGTGTTGACTGGGGCGGCGGCGGTGCCGCCGAGATCTCCTTCACAACGATGTGCATCATGGGGCTTACCCCACAAGGCAAACTCGATGTGATCTACTCCGAGCGTCTGTTTGCATCGCTAACGCATGACGAGGAAGCCGCGAAGATCCTCATGGATTTCAAGGCGTTCCAGTGCCAGTACATCGCCCACGATTACGGCGGTAGCGGCGAAATCAAGGAAGCCCTACTCATTCACGCGGGGCTACCCATGGACCGTATCGTACCTATGCTCTACGTCCGAGCCACGACGAAAAACGTACTGACGCACAACCCCCCGTCTAACAATTCATCACGACACTTCTGGAGCTTGGACAAGACTCGATCTCTCGTGCTGACAACCGCAATGATTAAGACTGCGGGCATCAGGTTCCCAGAGTACAACTCCATGAAGGACCTGGTCAGTGACTTCCTCGCTCTCATTGAGGACAAGCACGAGATGGCCCGAGGCGCGGATGTCTTTCTGATTACACGTAACCCCAAGATGAAGGATGACCTTTGTCACTCCGTTAACTTCGCGGCCGTTACCATCTGGCACCAGACGCAGAAATGGCCCGATTTAGCCAAGCAGTTTGATATGAAGCTCACGCCAGAGCAGCGCGAGTTTATCGCCCCCAGACAGGCAACCTTCAACTAAGTCCTAGCTGAGCTTCCACGCCTTAGAGACCCGCTCGAAGAACTCTCGACGGATTACCCATCCGGCGCCGCCGTCAGCGTCTTCAATGTCTTCGACCAATGCCTTGCCACGAATGAGAGACTGTGCGATGTCAGCGAAATCTGGGTGAGGTAGCCCAACTTTCTGCAACGCGTGCATGAGTCGCTTACGAGATACATAGATCATCTTGTGTTCATTGTCCACGACGACCGTCGCACCCTTCAATGACGGTAATGTTCCCTGCTTGTAGCTATCGTAGAACGGCATATTGATCTTTTTGATGTCGTCGCGCCGGTACATCTCGCAGATAAGGAGAAGCATCCTCTCACTTAATGAGTACATTTCCGGCGCAACCGTCAGATACTTCATCGCTGCACGCGCTTCGTCGAACACGCCCTCGAAGGAGAGCGTTGGGAACTCAAGCTCAATCCATTCTTGCATGCTGTTCAGCACGTCAACAGGGAAGATACCCTCCACCTTGAGTTTGTAGTCTCTTTCTTGCAGCCATCCGATGTACCTCAAGATAGCGGGCATATTCAAGATGTTGTTGGCACGTTCAGCAATGCCCGGCGCATGAATGAACAGCCACGTACCGCAGGTCGATACCGCATACTGCTCAAGCAGGCTGAGCTGCGCGATGATTGGCCGGGTAACATCTTTGCCCCACAACGCCAACCCCTTGTCGCCCAAGACGTCTTTATCAAAGAAGTAGGGGACGTCATGCTCCAACGTCTTTTCCATCAGTGCATCGCGTACCGATGCCCTTGAACGGTTTGCCAGGATGCCGTAGCCAATCTTCACGAGATTCAGCGCATCAACCGTCATGCGCCCCACGTAGCTGCTGGCGTCGTTGTCTGTACCTACAAGCCCTATAGGTACATGCGGTTGGCTGAACACGGGCGCAAGCATGTTGGCGAGGATGCCCGCCGATGTTGCAAGGAACACAGCTGACGACTGCGTGTCCGCAGCCCATGACTTTGCGACGCCCGCGTTGAGTGTCAGCTGCGGTAGGTAGATGTTACGGAATGGGAGTTCCTCGTCTGGCTGAATGAGAAAGACTGACCGGCCCGCGATGATACGGCCATCCCGGTAAGAGAACGAGGGAAACACAAACCCCCCGTTATCCGGCTGCCATCCAATTTTCCCGTCAGAAGATTCGCTCGTTGGCGAATGAAACTGCTGCGCAACATTCATGAGGTTCTTCTCCCACCCTTGCCGCTTCAGGATGAACGGCATTGGACGCCCGTTGTCCAGCATGAACCTTGTCAACCACCTGCCTGGGTCACGCTCAAACTCGTCGTATTCCGCCGTAAACTGTAAGTCAGGTTTGTTCTGCGTTTGGATGATACCCACGACGTAATGTTTGCCTGTCGGCTTGTGATGCACGGTCTTGCGAATCTCGAAGTGGAAGTCGGTGATCTTGAATGACTTTCTTCCCCTATACGTGCCATACCAGCCCTCAGGCTCAGCACGAATCTCCATCGTTGACCACTTGGCCCTTTTAACTTCGCGCGTGTAGCCGAGCCGCAGCTTCATCTCTCGCAGCTCGTGCTTTGAACAGTCGTGTAAGACCTGCTCTGTCTCTGCGGCCGTGAGCTCCAGTTGACTCAGCACCATAGGGCAGCTGTTCTCGGGCAGCTTCAAGAACCAGGCCTTGAACACTCGCTTCCATGGCGACGCGTACATATCCATCTGTCGTAGAAGTTCTGACGCCGGGCGTGCCGCCATGTATTCATCCATCGACCGTACATTCGGGCACGGCCGCATTGTAATCTGCGCGTTTGGCGCCATACGCGCGTGGATGAACGTGTCAACGGTTGGCGTTGGCGCCCAGAAGGTTACACGCTCAGCATTAATACCAAGCCATGCGCCTGCTGTCATCTTGTTGTAGGCTACGATCGGCAGCGGCATGCGCATCGAGTAGAAATGCTTGCGCTGTGTCTTCATCGCCATCCATGGATCGTCGAGAGCGTAGATGACCTTCTCTTTATCGCCCAGGTAGTTGATCCAGGCGAGGCCTGCACCAAGCCCTGTCTCTACGTTTGGCTCTTCTACCAGATAGCGATACTCATGATGCCTAGAAGAAAAGAGCAAGGATCTGATACGCCCCGGCAGATCGTAGTAGGGAACAACAATCGCGTTCTGCATACCCTTCTGCGGGATTGCCGCATCCGGGATGTATTTCAGAATGTCGTCACGCGACATCATCCCAATGTACTTATCCATGCGTCCGCGCCACTGTCTTGCCCCTGCAGAACCCCACAGCCCTTTGTCCATCAACAGCTCAGCCCACTCCGGTTGGACGCCCTTTGAGTACTCTTGCCGCGCTTGCTCCCACAGGGCCATAGGCTGCACCCTATTGATCTTATGCACGCGCTGGTAGTACGATATAGTATCAGGATCAAGAAGACCCGAGGATAAAGAGATTAGCCCCTCGGTCTGAAGGATCCCCATAAGTCGCACAATACCGTTTGTATCTCTGTACCGCTGGAAGAATCCGATGCCGTCCGAGGCGTAGTCGCATGCGCGGCAGAAGAGCCATGGCCCATGCTCAGTACCTGTTTCGTCGAGGGGATCTTGGAAGATTCGGAGGGATTTGGAACGATCTTCACAGAATGGACAATCCGCCGCATGCGGAAAACCTCCAACTGTGGTCTTGACCCGTTCATTCAACGCCTGTAAGATGGACTTAGCTGAGATCAGTGAATTCAAGTTTTGAACTGAGGACTGCATAATGAATCCTGTTACCGACCAGTACGACGATCAGAACGGACAAAGACGTCATCTACTCCTCAAGGTACACGAAGTTCCGACTTTCGTCAAGCAGGCAGTCGATAAACAGCTTGACAACCTTGAAGATATTGCCCCCACCGTATTCGCATATCCGGTGAGGCGCAAGTTCCCCTGTCACACGAAGGTGGCTACGTGGCTCTCCACAGCCTTCTTCCTTGACGAGAAGCACAAGCTGCCTGACGAGGAAGTCACCTACGTCAGAGATCAGCTTGAAAAAGCGGCCAACTACCACAACATGGCCATTGAGTTCCATACTCTCTGCCTCGAGCATGAAAAGCGCTCGACGCCTCAGAACATCCCAGATGACCAGTTTGGTATCGTCTACGAGATCGAGGGCATCGGAACTCGTCGTCTATTCCCGGCCCACACGAAAGAAGCCTGCATGAAGTCTATGGAGCTTCTGTGTTCGCAAGCTCACAAGTTCCCCCTCGTTGCCCGCAAGCACGCGGCCCGGAATCTTCTGAAGCGCGCGGACGAGCTTGGCACCCAGGCCCCGGACAACGCCCATGCTGTACAGCCAGCCGACAAAGATCTTGCCGAATGGCTGGAGAAGGCCGCTGGATTTGGGATGGCGCACCCACGGGACGTCGGTGAAGGATTTGCACAGCGCGTATGGGCGCTCGGAGAAACACACAGCGGTCTGCGTGAGAAGCTGGCTGAAATGGCCATTGAGCTTGGCGACGCCGAAAGTCTGACGCACGCGCAGCTTGAGAAGGCGTCGTTCATCCTCGACGCCGTGGACCGCGAGACGGGACTCTTCAACTCCTACCCCGACGGACTCGACATGCCTGAAGAGATTTGCTTTGGGGTCACAGAGGAGAAGGCTGCCTCACACGTGGCAAGTAATATCTGTCTGACCAATGGCCGCAGCATACCTCTTAGCGCTGACGGCCTCAGCAATCTCCCCCTCGACAAGATCGCCAAAGCAATGGGCGATGACTTCATGGATGCCGTGCTTGCAGAAGATGGCGCCACTGTTGATGCCGAGAAGTTTGCTGAGATCCTGCCTACGCTTCCGAGAGGTGACGCAGATCTCATCGAACGTGCGATTGACGAAGCTGTAGCAGCCGTTGCAACCACGTAAAGTTCCAGGAGGATTCTGCGCGACGACAATCCTGGTGGTCTAACCCTACATACACTCTAAGACCCAACTTAGGATATCGTCGCGCAGATCTTTTGAGTGTGCCAAATGCCTACACCTCTCGCCAGAGCGCAGCTTAAGAAAGTCCTCGAAAGCCCAGAGGCTACAGCTACCGCCCTCACAGTCATACTGATGGACAACTATGGTACTGAGTTTCTGGATTGGGAACCTGATACGCTGCGTATTCAAGTTGCTGAAGATTACGGGGCAGACCTTCCGGACAACAACTGGGACAAGGTGTGGGCAGTCGTTACCCTCATGACCACCGACCTTTTCTACAACTCTCTTGAAGCCTTCAACCACATCTGTAACTCGCTAGCAGGCACTGGCGCCGACTTCGATAAGTGGGACATCGCAGAGCCTGAGGAGATCATGTGGGGGGTTGCCGAGGCTGTACTGCTCGACCCGCCAGACAAACAGGGCTACGACTTCTCGCATGAGATCAAGCAGTTCGTGGGGCTTGCACTGTCAGAGTATGGAATCTGGAGAACACCACGCTTACTCCGGGATGTTGTGGAAGAGCCCAATCTTCCAGAGGATCCTACTGACATTAACTTCTCGGATGACGCGACGATGCACGCAGCTTTCTTCGACCACCAGTCAGCTATTCTTGCGGGGTTAGAGGAGGTTGTTCTACAGAGGCTGCGTCTGCTTCACGCCCAGCTGCTGTCTCTTCCGCTTGAGAATGGGTCTCCCGAAGCCGTCCAATCCTTCCAACTGCCCGGTATACCGCAACAGGCAACCCAATAGCGATTGACGTTAACGGCGCTGAGGGCGGCGTCGACACCTCGTAGTCCACGAAGTTCCACCAGTTCCCGTCTAATACCGACCAGCGATAATCAATGATCTGCAGCGTTGATGCTTGTGCGGGTATGCGGCTATTGTCGGATACCTGCTCCCCAATGTGCAGAAGCTGATCTTTGAAGTGCTCAATGATCGAGCGTGTAGCTTGGTCGGGGAACCCCATACGGGATAGCAAGCGATTGAGAGACACGACAAGGATGTCACCCGCCGACAACTCGAGCTCCTCGCATCCCTGTTGGAACACAAGGTGGTCGTGGTTGAAGAGGATGGACATCCCCTGTCGTATATCCGGTAACGTGAACTCGTCAGCGGTGACGAGATCTTTGATCTTTACTGAGATCACATTCGGCCTCGATTGAGTTTGAACTCTTGGCGGAACTTGAGCTTTTCCGGATCAACGGTCACGGTGCCCGCAACGCACTTACCGGTCTCGTCAACAGGGTATGGGCCACCCATGGCCTCGAGGCCAGCGGTCTCCATGCCCTTTTTCATACGTTCATCGTACGCGAGCTTTCGCGCTTCGGCCGATGAGGCCTCATCTGGACGATCACCCTCCACCACAACGATAAGACACCCGTGTTCAAGACGGGTTTCCACTTCGACAATTCGAAGGTTTTCCAAAGCCATCTTCGCCGCTCCTTTCAGTAACGTGTTACTACCTCGCGCCCGCACACACGTGAGGGCGCATAGCTAAGAGTAAGGCCAAGTGCTGGGCCCCCTTCCGAGGGCCCAACACCATTAAGTGTCAGCCCCCAAGACCTACACGCAACCGCGTAGGCCACTGAGAAGATACAGAATAAATAGAAGCCAACCACCAATAGCGATCAGCTTCCCAATTAGGAAGGGGGAGATTTGCGACATTCGAACACCTCCGTTGTAGGAGATGCACAGCTATGAGACTCCAACCTATAGTAACGCTCAAACAAAGGCTAATGAAGATGCCACTCATATCATGCGCCTCTCCACAACACCACTGGTGAGACTACAGGTTTCAATTTCCTTTACGCCCAGGATACTCTTGAGCTTGGCTATCTTGGCTGCTGGCATCCCAACGATCAACTGCTTAGCGCGCTGCAGAGTCTTCGTACGACTCTTGCTCCTCTTGCACTTACAGGGCTTTGGGTGCCGTAGCTCGCGCCAGAGAGCCATAATTTCACCGAACTCATTACGTACACGAGGATCATTTAGGATCCCCGCGATAGACTGTTCGGATAGAAAGAGTGCCATAGCCTACCCTGAGGGTGACGACGACCAGCTGGACGAGATAGATGGTTGCGACGAAGATGAACTGCTGTAAGACGAACTGGAGCTCGAGCTGCCGAGCAACACATTGTCCTCTGTCTCAAGGTCATCCATGCGGTTAAGCCCCTCAACAAGGGACTCGACCTCATTCTGAATATCCGTCCAAGCCTGCACGGCGTCGGCCAGGTTACGGAAGATAAGGTCAATCGAAGACTCGCGGAAGAAGGCTCGACCCGTCTCGTTTGGTGCGGCGACGGGGTACTCTTCCATATCCGCAGGTGAGGCGACGTTCGTGAACTCGTCGTAGACATTGGTATCTCCGGCGCCAGCGGAGAACCGCCGGAAGACGAAGATAGATGAACTCATAAGGTGAGCCTCTGTAACTTCCACGAGGATACGGTACCCGTGGAGCGCGCCTTGATCCCATCGCGTAGGGCCGCTCTTTTGCAGCCGTATGTAACGGTAAGGCCACTGTGTTGACGATGACGATGAGCTTGAAGATGAAGCCATTATGTTTCCTTTCCAGAGCCGCTTTATTGATTATAGCACGGCTTACGTAGTTGGTGCAGCCTCTGGATATTCCTCATGCGTGCCTCTGCGGTTGCCCCGACCCTCGGCATCGGGCCGAATACCATCAAAGTACCAGTCAATCCGATATCCGTTTTGGCGTAGAGCTTCGCCAAGCGCGGCATCACCGCCGTTGTGGTTGAGGCGTGGATCAGGCCAGCCAAGTTCGTGAATGATCTGTCGTTCCATTGCGAACCATGCGCCAAGGACGAAGTCAACCTTCTTGTAACCCCTATCCCGCATCTTCGCGTCAGGGTGCTCAGCGAACGGCAGGCCCTTGTACCATGAGGCTTGCCTCATCCACTCCTGGTAGCCTGGACTGATATGTACGTAGAGAGGCTTGCCGTAGCAGGCGTAACCCTGAGGGCGCCGGTTAGCTACACGCAGCGCCAGCTTCTGCAGCCAATCTCCCTCAGTCACGTAGGTGTCGTCATCGAACCAGACCACCCATGGTGACTGGATGTTGGCGAACATCTTCTGCATGAGCGGGTACTTGTTGATGTTCTTTGGCTCAATGAAGAGCTGGACATCGTCCACCTGCGACTTGATGGTACCTTCTAACCACGTCATGGTCTCCTGACACACCTCGTTGCAGCCAATGCGTAACGAGAAGGATCCTGGAGGTGTGTGCGCGATAATGCTGTTGATGCAGCGAAAGTGCAGATCCGTGTAGTTGCCGTAGATGAGTACGTGAATCTCAACCGGCAGCGACAGATGCTTCAACTCAGGGTAAGTCTGCATCAGCGTCGCAACGTCAGGGCCGCCGTCGCGCTGAATGATCTGTGTCGTCGGCGTGGTTGGGACGGGCGCTACGGCAGGCTGTAGCTGCTGGATAGCCGCTTCACCTTGCTGGCGCATAATATCTTCTTCGTCCTTACGTGCGGTAACAACCTGACTCCAGCCAGCCCCCTTCGGTTTCCCGTCTTCGTCGACAGGCCTCTTGGTAAGCACTACACCGGACTCAAGGCGTACTTGGTCAGGGTACTCGGTTGAAGAACAGGTAGCACAAAGGATTCTACGCCTACCGACATCCCACATAGCCTCTTGGCTCTGCAGAGGCCTGCCACACTTGTCGCAGGGCTTGGCGCCCGGACCGACAGGCTGGTTTATAGGTAGAGCGTCCACGATCTTTGGCGTAGGCTCGACGGGTGCGTTGTACTTCTTATCCGCACAGCTGATACACGCAATCGTCTTGTCTTCAGCATCACGAAAAGCCTTACCACGTACGTCACTACGACAAAGTGCGCAAATGGCCGTATCATCTGGAGCTACGGTGAAGGGTAGCAAGTCACCCATCGGTACTCTCCTCTCCTTCTTTAAGGGGGAACGGGAGATTCCATAACTGCGAATCCAACTCGCCACTCCTGATCTTCTGTTCCGTGTGGATTGCACATAGGGCATTCCACGCCGCCGCCGCGAGATGGTCCTCGCTGCCATCGCCCTCCAAGAACGTAAACAGGTGTCGGATAGCTGAGTCGACGTACGAAGACACCGGCTGTCCCTTTTCCCAGTTACGATCTCCGTACTTGACCGCACCATTCTCAAAGTGTTGCGCCAGTCGCTTCAACGCGATGGGTGGGATCAGGTCATACCGACCCTTCCCAGTGCGTCGATCTCTTACGCTACCTGTACCGAAGTCTGTACGATCACCCGAGTCCTGCACCGTATCAAACTTCTTGTCGTCTGCCATCAGCCTACTCCTCGCTGTCTGTACTCGATCAATCACCAAGATACTCACGCGTATGGCCCTTTATGAATCCAAGCTCCAATGCTGTGTGTGCGAACTGAGCCCACTGATGTTCGTCATACTTGAACCTCGCAGCGTTCTGAACTATAGATTTGGAGATGTCGCCGTCCTTGTGTCTACGGGTAGCCGCTTTCCAATCACAGATCATCTCTATCAGAGCCAGAAGAGACGCGGAGCCCATCTCCCAGCCAGGACCATGGTGTTCCGGATGGTGGTCGTTGTGCTTGTAGTGATGGTCGAGCGCGGGCTGCATCTCAGCCAAGCACTGCTTGTACTCGTCACTACCGTAGGTCATACCCTTCAGCCTCTTCGTGTACCTCGAGAAGATGGGCCACTCGCTACGGGTGAGCTTCGAGCCATCGTGAACGATCGCCCGCCTCATCAGGCACAGGCAGGCTCTGAAGATGTACCATGCAACCCAGAGCTTATGTATCCATGTTGCAATATATGCGCTCATGCTTACCGCCTTTCTCAGTAACACGTTACTAATCCAGAAGGGTCAGTGTGCTATGCAACAGTACTTTCCAAAATCCGATTGTTCTTTCTAAGATTGCAGCGCGGACAAGAGACAGCTACATTTTGTGCCGAGTGCTCACCTTCCTTCGACAATGGAGTTATGTGGTCCATGTGCCATTTATTTTTTGGGACATGTTCACCGCAGATATGACAAACGCCGTCGTCACGTTCATAGATTGAAGCACGGGTAAAGGAGGGGCCGATGAACGCGCCCCGCTCCCGCGCACGGCGAAGAGCGCGAGCGTTACGGCCTTTCTCGCGCGATTGCTCAATATTTGCATTATACCTAACTTTATTATATTCACATATACGATCTGGGTTTGCTGCATATCGATCTCTGGCAAGCTCGCGTACCCGCTCGATATTCGCCGTGCGCCAAACTTTGCCGGATTCGTGCGCTTGTTCGCGATGTGATTCGTAATACGCCTTAGCCTGTTCGCGCATCCGTTCGGAGTTCGCCTCACGCCAGACTTTATCCTTTTCACGCGCTCGAGCAGGATTTGCCGCACGCCAGGCTTTAGCGCGTTCACGCGCCCGCCCGGGGTTCTTCTTATTCCAAGCTTCAACGCGTTCACGCGCCCGCCGAGCTTGTTCAGGGTTTGCCTGACGATAAGCTTTAGCGTAAGCCATTTCGCACTTTCGGCACTGGCAACGCCTCCCATCGCGCGATCTTTTCCTTCGGAAAAACTCTTCCAACGATTTTACTTCACCACATTTTGTACATCGTTTTGTGGGGCTAGTCATCTCGTATTCCTGAAGATAATTCACGAACGTCGCAGCCTGAAATGAGACCTCACTAGGGGTGGGGGCGCAACTGCGACGTTCGTGGGATCAAGTAATGTCATAACATGAAGTCTCATTTCACATTCAATGTATCATTACAAGATATCTATGTCAAGGTAAGATTATGGTAAGATCAGCGTCCCGTCGGAATAGTAAGACATGACACATTGAACGACAAGTTCAGAACTGATCATCGCCAAGCACTGCGGTATCATAGCGCCGTCGTCCATGAATGGAGCTTTACACTTCTCCCCCTCTTTGTCTGAAACGATCTTGCTCTTCCAGCAACCACCGACCTTACAGCATTCGAGCTGGCCGCAGGTGTGGATGAATCTGTGGGGCACAAACAGGTTGGGTTCTGGCGCCGTCCATCCCGTGATGCCACGACGCATGTTGATCTCGCGGTTCTCCTCGGTGTAGGCTTCCCACCACCATGGCTCGCGCCCGCCGCTGACAACGACGCAGGGGCGATTGAACGCCGCCGCGATGTGCATGAGACAGGTGACGACGCACATGACGCCGTCAGCGTGATAGATCAGCTTCATCAGGTCACGGAAGCGTGTCTTACCAACAAGATCAATCGTGCCCTTCATGCGCGGGTGGTAGTGACCCTTGTCACCAACCTGTACGCACATGATGTGCTGTTTGGCCAACGCGTCGACTACCTTCTGCCAGCGCGCGGGGTTCCACCACTTGGCCGTGAAGTCATACTTGCCGCCGCTGGCGATCACCCAGTAGCGCTCTTGGAACGGCCGCTCCGCTTTCTCTTCGTCCGTCAGATGGAGGTCGGGCCGGAACTCGCTGAGTACGGCCCTCTCGTTGCCCGCCCTACCATCAAGGTGCAGCTTCTTGTTCATGTCCTCTATGAAGCCCCAGAGGAAGTGTACACGCTCCTGGTTGGACTTGTGGACAAGCGGGTAGCCAAGACTGACGACCTCGGGCTTAGGCGTAACGGGCAACGGCTCATGCTCGATGTAGGGGTTCCCGCGCCAGATGTCCTTCGTGACTGTCTTGATGCCAATCTTGTACCTACCGGGGTGCCTGCGCGCGAGGTCTCGGATCGCTGCAGACATGACGATGAAGTCGCCGGGGGACTGTCGATTTATCATAAGTATAGGCTCAGCCAAGACTTAGCTCCTTTATCTTTTGGTTTGCTTGAGCGAGTTGTGTTTCCAGCGTGGCGATTCTTGTCGTAAGTTTAATCTGTGCCATTTGATGCGCTGCAATGTGCTCGGAGCTGTTTCTGAACAACTGTAAGTTATGTTGTCTCGAGTTTAGCGATGAGACCGCTAGATGTCAAGTATCTTTTACGCTAATGACTTACCGCAGGGAGTCGAAGTCAACGTAGTCGAATGTTGTGAGGCTGCTGCTCTTCGTTGTGTTTTGTATCACAAAGCCGCGCTCTCTCGCGTACCTACCAACAACCTCGAAGGCTTCTGTGGCCTTGCGATACGTGTCTCTGTCTCGTTCCTTAGCCCCACCTACTTCCCTGACGTGAGGCTCTAACGTGTGGTCACAACCAACGAGGTATATTGGGTTGCAGCCGAGGTACATAGGCAGCGTTAGGCCGAGGTCCACGGTTACGAGCCCACCACACAGCACGTTCCTCGGCGAAGACCCAAGGTCGTGGTCAAAATAGTCAGTCTCCTCGCGTTGCAGCACCGGGGCAAAGTCTACAGTCATTTCAAGGTTAGGTGGAGTATACTTCCACCCATTTACGATGTAGTTGGAAAGCACGAGCTTAGATGTTTTCAGCTTGGCCCACCGTGGTAGCTGTATCTTTGCCGAGCGTCTGCTGGCGTCAGACGACGTCACATAGGTAGGCTCGAACCCTTGCTCCTTGCATACGATGTCAGCCGTCGAAAGTGCGACGGTAATCTCGTCCTTCAGCCAGGAGATGTCATGATCCAGCAACGATGGACCTGGCACCAGAACGAAGCAACGTTTCCCCCTGTGCTTATTTTCCAACGGATGTCGGTCTTGGCGTATTACATCCAGCTGCGTGCGTAGGCTAGAGAGGCTGACGCGCGGAAAGGCGTGTAGCGCCCCACCAACACCTGCGTTGAGTATCGCAACGCCCTGACTCAGCGCGTAATCCCTGACCTTGGGGTAGGCCTTTAGCGCCTGGCTCATAAAGTCTGCGTGCCTGCGCCTTGCCCTGTTACCCAGGTGTACGGCGCCGCCGTAAGCCCGCCACGGCTCACCATCAGGCACCGAGTTGCAGTCACAGCCCAGTAGGTAGATTGTCGTTACGCCCATGTGCATTGCCAACGGTATAGCCATGTCGATAACAACGGTACCCCCGCTCAAAACGTTACGCGTAACGTCCAGGTCATGGTGAAACTTGTTGGCGTCCCTGCGTCGAGCAAAGGTCACTACCTTCAGCAGGTTCTCGGCGGTGTAATTGTACTTCCTCTTTGCGTTCGAGGCGATAACAACGCCGGTGTCCAGCTTAGCGTAGTCGTCATAGATGTCCCTGGCCTCCGTACTCGCGTCATGCGCACAGTGGTAGGTGCACACGAAACCCTGCGGCTCGGTAATCATGTACGCCCGGTTGACCCCAATCGTCAGCTCGTCTTTTAGCCAGCGTAAGTCGACGCCTATTAGCGACGGCCCTGATGCGACGATGTAACAGACCTTGTTCTTATACTTGTTCTTCAGCATGTTACCCGCCTGCAAAGATGGAGCCGAAGTCTACTCGGGGGAATACGTCGAGCGTCCCCCCTGGGCCAGCGTTGAGAACAGTTTTGCCCGCGCTACGGGTGTGTCGCTGTACGACTTTCCACGCCCGCGCAAGCTGCACCATCAACACCTTTGAGTGTCTCCTTGTCCCTTTAGGCGCTCCAACCGACACCGTACGAGTACAGTCACACCCAATGAGATAGACTGGGTTGCAGCCCAGGTAGAACGCAGACGTCAAGCACAAGTCGATAAGTACAGACCCGGACACAGAAAGGAAGGGTTTTTTATCCAAGTCACACTGGAAGATGTCTCGGTACATTCCACGCCGTTGTGGGTAGTACACTACGCGCGCCAGATTCTCGCCCGTGTACCCAAACGCTTTGAATACTCGCCCTGAGAGTACGATCTTACTATTCACGAGCTTGGGGAATTCTTCACGCACCAGCTGCTTACAGTACCCGCGCTGGTCGCCCATGCATATGACACTCGGCGTGACTCCGTGCTCCCTGAGAAGCCTGAAGCCGCTGCTGGCCGAGATAACAATTTCACCCTTCAGCTTTGACAGGTCAACTTTCAGAAGCGACGGCCCGTTGCCAAGAACAAAAGCCCTGTTGTTACGCTGGCAGCCCTTTTGAAACTCGATCCTGCTGTTTACCGGCTTGGGCAGCGCTGCCACGGCTTGAGGCTGGGGTTCCTCTTCCGCCGATCTTGTTCTACTTAGCCGTAGATAGTAGTCCCCTGCCTCTTGTATACGCCGCGTAAACTTACTCATCTCCTACCCCTCCACGATATCTGTGGGCATCTTAATAGGTTTCCACCCAATCTCGATGAGGCTGGGCAGACAGCTATAGAGCGCCTCCCGCCTACCTGGCTTGAGAGCTAGTGAGCTCGAGTTATCAACCTTCTTCCCAAGTCCGCTATATCCCTTGCCCTTACCAGCAACAACTGCGGGGCGCCCATACGTTGTCTGCGAGAGACCAATGCAAATTGGGAGGTCCTCAAAAGTGTAGTCAGGGAAGAGGTTATGCGCACGCTGCCAGATCTGGACCTTGCCATACGCCGCATGAATAGCCCACTTCGGGGCAATCATCCCGGATGGGTGTAAATGATCCACGTACATCGCGTCGTGGTCTTGCAGTGTGTGGCTGTAGAACTCTTCTCGTTTACGGTAGTGATCGAACGGAGGCTCGAATGCCCACCCCCAGATACCAAGCACGTTGTTCGGAAACTTCTTGACACCGTTCAGCAGGGTTGTTACACCATCGTCTGTGATGCGAATGTCATCGTCGCAATACATGACGTATGGTGTACGCACCATGCTCGCAAGGGCAAAGCGCTGCCAGAGTCCCATATTCATGGAGCACGTAAAAGATACCTCCACGTTGTTTGGGACTGGGGCGTTTTCGTTACACCACACCCATATATGCTTGAAGCCCTGCTTGTGGAACGAGTCTACGGTGTCTTGTACCGTCGGCCGCTTCCACGCGAGGATGAATACGGTCACGTCATCCATCGGTGTGGAGACGACGGATACTGGCGTAGGCATAATGATCTTGGCTGCGGGCGTAGAGATAGCTAGCTCCGCAGGCTTCTCTGTTGGGGTCTCAACAGGTACAGGTTCTGGCTCGTCAGGCGCTGTAGACGACGAAGTTTTGAAGAGGTCGGGAAGCAGGATGTCCAGCATCTTACGGACTTCTTCTGGGTTGTTGCAGTCATCAACCGTGAGTTGACGACTATACATAAAGGCGAAGAATTCCCGCTCCCTATCGGCATCTACGTTGTTGCTGCTGATGACAGCGGAGCGAATCGTATTACACTCGTTGACCACATTGTTACCGGTAAACCAACCACGCCCTAGAGTGAATACAGGCTTACCAAGAAGCTGAGCCGTGAAGATTGTTGTAGAGTTCACGGTAATCATACGCTCACAGTTACTCAGTAGGTACGCAAGAACCGCGTCATTCTTGTCACCCATAGAGATGTTCTTTACAAGGCGATGATGCGCACTCGCGTCGTCTACACCCTCAAGCTCTTTGGAAAACGGGTGGGCTTTGACGACGACGAACTTACCTGCTAGCCTTGCTTCAGCGATTATGTCCCGCGCAACGCGGCTCTGGTCTTGTCGCGTCTTGATGGCGTCACGAATGAGTACCTGATCCCCCGGGCGCTGTAGAAGCAGTAGCTCGAAGTTGTCGGGCAGGTCAAATAAGTTTGCCTCTTCCAAGTACCCCTTACCACTCTCTGCGTTAGCTTCAAGTGTGGCAACCATTGCCGGGAGTTGCTCCATAGCCGCTGCCGCTGCAGCCTTCTGCGCCGGTAGCTCCATCAGCTTGTCGTAGTTTCGCACCACAGCTGACTCCGCGTTATCTCCTACGGGGTCACAGATAGCCGACCGGTAGTGCTCCCACACGCCGAAGTCAAGAATTAACTTCTTGATGCCCCGCTCCTGAATGATCTTGTCGACCTCTTCGCACCACCCGAGCTTATAGAGCCGTTGCCATGTCACAACGAGGTCAAAATGCTCGTTCTTCAAGCGTTCAATGACCTCGTCTTTCCAGTTACCCTCGCCCCTGCGAAGTACTGAAACATCAAAATTCATCTTATCCAACGCTTGGATCAGATTGCGTACAGAGCCCTTGTCACCCCACGGCATCACGAGCACACGTTTAGTGTCCGCTGTAACCTTCGTTCGTTCAGCCTTACGAAGTATGCAGCCCTGGCAGATTATGGACCAAGACTCTCCATCTTTGATTCCGGGGTGACTACACTTGAAAAGAATGTCACGCGTCACTTTACCCCCGCAACACGGACGCTCCCTAGCTTCCTTCTCTGCCCCTCGATAGATGCAGGGTGCGACTACTCGAGTCTTAACCCCTTTTACGAGTTCTTCAAATCTGCCAGGTTTGATGGGACCTGTTTTGTTGAACTCATCCGCCGCCGTATTGAGCTTGTCAAAAATACTTGCCATCGGTAATGGCCTCCTTATACGTACCTCGCCGCGACTAAAGTACCATCATCTCCAGGTTACAACAACTCTGGAAGTTCCCGCGCCACCACCCGTGTCGCCACTTTGACCGGAAAACCTTCTCGCGCCAATTGAACCAAAACGTCTCCAGCTTTCGAGGAATCCCCGAACTCCTTCACTACACGAATACGCCGCGATATCTCTGTAACCAACTCTTTGGGGTCTATCTGTTTCCATATTCGGAATATGATACCTACCATATTTCGAACAATCAACTCCTGTACTCTTGGGCTTTCCAGCGTGAAAGGCGGGGAGAACTTCGCGCAGGATAGACAAACGGACCCACCCAGATAGACAGGCGACCCACACGCAGCATTGATCAGTTTGCAGCTTAGTAACGGCTTACCCTTTTTGTTAATCATCTGCGGGCAGCCTAAGGCCAACGCAAGCTTCTTACGCTTTTCAACTTCAGCGAGTATTTCTTCTTTGCCTGGTTTTTCTACGGCCATCGGTTTCTTCCTAAAGCCTCTGAGATAGCAAGTCACTGCTTACAATTAAAAGGTATTGCATTTATCCATAGCACCCGATAGTAGCGTATATGGCCCCCAATAACGCAGTATATACGAACAGTATGCTTCTGTGCATTCGCACGCATATATGTCGGGTGTTTCAAGATAGAACTCAGTGTGGTAAGCTAACCCTGAGTCTGGACCCTCGCACGGCTCCGTCCACTCCTCCCCGAGCTCAAAGTTCTGACGCTCAACACAATACCAACCAGTGGGATCAAAACCGGGCGAGTCTGAGACACTGTCAGGACTGGTCGAATCGGCTGAGGCACTGTCAGGGCTGGTCGAATCTGAGGCGCTGTCTGAATCTGAAATGCTATCAGGACTGGTAGAGTCTGAAATACTATCAGGACTTGGCGACGAGACGCTGGGTGAGATGCTGGGCGAAATACCACATGTATCATGGCACTCTTGCAGGTCGTCGTACTGCGCGCCATGTGAGAAGATTACTGAACCACCCAGCTGGTCTATAAACACATCCAGTGGGATAAGTCCCCACGGCCACGCGTCGTAATGCAGGCAGGAGTACCCGTGCTCCTCCAGGGTCCCGCCACCGTCAGGCTCGCTAAAGAAGCCACGCTCAACGCAAATGTAATTAGGTGAAGCCGATTCTAGTGACGGATCTCCAATACTGATGCTGCTTGACGCGACACAGCTAAGATCGCACATACCTTGAGTAGCATACGATCCCAACGCGTCAAATCTGGAGCTAGTACCATCGCCACCATCTTCGCAAACATATGACCACATATCGGCTATTTCAGCAGGCATACAAGCTTGTGCAGCTTCACTAGCTCCAGAACAATCCGCAGTCGCATACGTTGTAAGCCTTACGCAACGGTATGCACCTTCAGGACTGCCACCACCGCCATCCGACCCGCTATCAGGGCTGGTCGAATCAGCTGAAGCGCTGTCAGGGCTGGTCGAATCAGCTGAAGCGCTGTCAGGGGTACCAATTGACGCGCTGTCAGGGGTAGGTACGCCGATTGATGTGCTGTCCGGAGTAGGTACGCCGATTGATGTGCTGTCCGGAGTAGGTACGCCGATTGATGTGCTGTCCGGAGTAGG